CTGTGCTAGATGTACTAGGCAAAAGTAACGCTTCAAATGAAGTAGCTAATGAGCTTATTTCTTCATACGTTCAAGCACAACAAGCACAAGAAGAAGGACGCAAAGCTAAAGAGTTAGAGCTACTAGGCACAAACGCTGATTATCGTATTAATGCGATTAAAGAGTTTGCTACCTCAGCTATTCCTTCACACTTGCAAGATACATTTAACGGTATGGTAACTTCCGCTGCCGGCATTGAAGTAGTAGAAGCTCTTATGAAGAAGATGCAAGGTTCAGTTGTAGCCCCTGATGGCACAACCTCAGCAGTAAAAATGGACAGTGATAAGTTACGTGAGATGATGTTTGCTAAGAATGATAATGGACAGTTGAAGTCTAGTATTGACCCTGAGTATAAAAAGATGGTAGATAAAGCTTACCGTGACTTCTACGGTAGCTAATCATGCCACAATTACCAGAAGAGAGATTAGACACTTTTAGCGGTGATGCCGTAACAGATTTACTTGCAAATGTAGCACTAGGACAAATACCAGACGCTCAATTGGTTTATATATTTGGTCATACTGATGCTATCGCAAGTGGAACAACTGCGGTGCTATGGCCTCCTGATGGGGCACTATCCAATACTGGAATATTCCCATTAAACCCAGTTTCGTGCTACATATCATCAGCAAGTGTAGCAGACGTTGGCAACGTGTTTAAAGTTACTGTGCTTGATGCTAACTACGATGTAAAAGAGTATGGCGTTACACTTAATGGCAGAACTGCAATCGCATTACCTATCCAAGTTAGAAGAGTTGTAAGTATTGAAAATATGGGAAGTACCGCAATTGTGGGTAATGTGTACGCAGGTACAGAAGCAGTACCAGTTCTAGGAGTTCCGGCAAGGATTAATACCTTAAATATGGTTTTAGTGGAAGATCAAATATCTCACACTGCGGTATACACAGTTCCAGCAGGATATGTATTATTGATACATGAATTTGGCGGGGGAACACCAACGGCAGACAGCATAAGAATTAATGCTCTATATTCTAATCCTGGTACTGCTGTGTTTAAAGTGGGGATGCACCTAGCAACTTACAGAACAACAGTAACACAAAGGGCTGCCTATTTTCCATTAGCAGAAAAAACTGATCTATACCTATCAGCTACTGCATACACAAATAACACAGAAGCTTACGGGTTTATATTCGGAACATTACTTCCTGCACACTACATGAAAACATAGCGTACTTCTCGCTTTATATTATGTGATATGATTTTATTACGAGTCCTATATGTATGAAAGATACCCGAAAGGCCCTATCATAGTATGGTATCGGATAAACGGCCTGAAAAGTACCCGTATCAAAGCTAAACAATAGGAGGCTATTATGCCTTGTGGATCAAAAAAAAATAAAGGTAAAGGCGGAAACAAATGAGTAAAAATTTAAGTGCAGTTGCATCGACACAGTTCGATGATATGGTAAAACACGCTTTCCAAACTTCTGGTAAGCTTCGTAATTACGTAACCATTCGTAATAACATTGTAGGTGATACTTACAAATTCCGTGCTATGGGTAAAGGACTTGCTACACAGCGTACAGCTCCGTCATCTGACACTATCCCTATGGATATTGCACAAAGCTTGATTACTTGTACTTTGACTAATTGGGATGCTGATGAATATACAGATATCTTCGATTCTAAAGAAGTAAACTTTGATGAGGTAAATGAACTTGCTTCTACTATCTCTAGCGCTCTTGGTCGCAGACTTGACCAATTGATTATCGATGCTTGTATCAATGCAGGTTCATACGCTGGTACTGTTGGTACTGAGATCGGCGGTGCTGGTACTGGTATGAATATGGCTAAAATCCGTAAGGCAAAGCGTTACTTGGATGACCAAGGCGTACCTACTGAGGGCCGTGTTATGCTTATCTCTGCTGCTGGTCTTGAAGGTTTGCTAGGGGAAACTCCTGTAACTTCTACTGATTACAACAGCGTTAAAGCGTTGGTTAATGGTGAGCTTGATACTTTCGTAGGATTCAAGTTTGAAGTTATCGAAACACGTGTAGAGGGTGGATTACCAATTACTGTTGGTTTGGTTCGTGACGGTTTTGCGTTCCACCGTGATGCTTTAGGTCTTGCTATCGGTATGGATATCAGCACTAAGATTGACTGGATTGCTCAGAAGAAGTCTTGGTTGTCTGCTGGTCAAATGAAGTCAGGTGCTATTGCTCGTGACGTTCTTGGTATCGTTAAGGTACAATCAACAGAGGTAGCGTAAGCTACTCTCTAACATAAAGGGGATACTATGGCGTTTACACGTGATAATTTACAAAAAGTTGCTGGTGGCGGTTCAAACGCTCCCGGTGTTTTCAGTTATCTTTCACCAGATAACAAGGCGGCTACTCTTGCAAGTGGTTATTTCAATTCAGCAACCAATGTTCTAAACTTGGGTGACTTTATTATGTGTCGTTGTTCTGATGGTGCCTTGGTAGCTTCTGTTACTTCTGCTTCTGATGCTGCGACTGTTACAACTATTACTGCTGCTCTAGCGTAATTGTTTGGAGAGGGTTAACCTCTCCTCTTTAATGTGTTAAAATATCGTTAATAAATTAAAGGGGAGCCTATGGCAACTTCTAAAGTATCAATCTGCTCAAATGCTCTTATTCTCTTGGGTGATTCTCCTATATCTTCATTCGATGACCCTGGAGCAGGAGCTACAACCGCTTCAAATCTATATGAATCAAGCTATCAAAACATTCTATCTATGCACCGATGGCGCTTTGCTTCAAAGAAATCACCACTATCTAAGTTCTCTGATACTCCATTAAATCAATATCAGTACCAATACCAAATCCCTACGGACTGTATCGCAGTTATTACTGTGTATCCCGTGGGAGATTATGAGATTTATGATGATCGTATCTTCTCTAATAGCTCGAGCATTGACTTAGACTATGTTTACCGTGTTGATGAAAGCAAGCTACCGTTATGGTTTGCTAAGACTATGGAGTTTTATTTAGCTATGCAGTTCGCTATACCAGTCACTGGTAATAGCACCCGACTAGGTGAGATGCAACAGCTATTCACTCAACAATTACGTTCAGCTAAAAACATTGATTCTACTATCAGACCTAACGCAGGAGTATTTGACAGTCCATTTACTTCTATTCGGTGGTAGCATGAGAACTAAAGTATTACAAACTAACTTCACTGGCGGTGAGATTAGCGAAACACTTGCAGGACGTACAGAACTAGAGAAGTATTATAAGTCATGCTCTGCCGCTGAGAACGTAGTTATAATGCCTCATGGGGGTTTAAAGCGCAGACCTGGTATGTCACGTGTCACTGGTAGTTACATCAACAAGTATTGCCGATTAGAGTCATTCGAGTTCTCAATCACACAACGTTACCTCATCATTGTAGCAACCGATTTAATTCATATCTACAAAGATGGCGCACAAGTAGCAACAGTTACAAGCCCGTATACTACTACTGCAATGGTAGATAGTTTCGATATGGTTCAATCAGCGGATACTATGATATTCGTACAAGAGGATGTACAACCACAAAAGCTAGTACGTGGTGCTACTGATGCAAGCTGGACACTATCAGCTATTACACTTACAAATATTCCTACTTATAATTTTGGCTCAGGTGCTGAAGCAGTATGGAGCGTAACACGTGGATGGCCTCGTACTTGTACCTTTCATGGTGGAAGACTATGGTTTGGTGGTAGCAAGTCCAAGATAAGCACTGCATGGGGTAGCGTAGTTAATGACTTCTTTAACTTCAACGTAGGGACGGGACTAGCAGATGAGGCATTATTTGATACTCTTGATACTGACCAATATAATGCTATTCAAGGCATATACTCAGGACGTAACCTACAAATCTTTACGAGTGGTGGGGAGTTTTATAATCCGTCTAAAGTCATAACTCCTTCTGATTCATCTTGGTTGATGCAAACCAACTATGGAGCTAAGAGAATACGCCCAGTGAGTGTAGATGGTTCTACGCTGTATGTATCACGTAACGGCAGAGCATTGCGCCAGTTCCTATATAATTTTAATGAGGATGCTTTCGTATCGGTTAATGCTTTGCTAATGTCAGAACATTTAGTTACAAATATTAGAACAGTGGATGTTCAAAAAGGTACACTTGATAATATCAGCGACTTTGTTTATGTGATTGATGATAACGGCAACTGTCTTGTACTTAACACTATGCGTAGTGAGGATATTCTAGGTTGGACTCATTGGACTACTCAGGGGCTATTTAAAGACTGTGCGGTAGTAGGTGATGATGTTTACTTCTTAGTTACACGTGACGGCACATACTATATCGAGAAACTAAATACTGCAACATACACAGATCATAATACGGTTAAAACTGGCACTGCGTTCACAACTGTTGAAACACTAGAAGAATCACCTATGAAGCTCAAAGTGCATAAGGTCGTATCAGATGGTGCAGTACAATTAGATGCAACACCTAATGGCTCAGGGGTAATTACACTCACACGACCAGCTAATTACTGTGAAGTAGGCTTGGGGTACACTGTAACCATAACTACCATGCCGATTAACTTTCAAGACCGTGAAGGCATGACCGTAAATAGCAAAAAGCGTGTGCTAAAGACACGTCTAAGAGTGTATAATACTAAAGGCGCAATAGTAGAAGGAGAGCTTATGCAAGGCCGTAAATTCCCTATTGTTTTAAATAGTAATCCCGACCCTTATACTGGAGTGTTAGAAATATCACACTTAGGGTTCTCAGAGATTAATAGCGTGACAGTTACACAGGCAGACCCATTGCCGTGCCATATACTTCAAATAGAGAGCGAGTGTGAATCATGAAGAATAGAGAAATACATGGGCTAAGAAACACTAAACTATATAGTGTATGGAATGCCATGAGAAATAGATGCTATAACGTCAATGACAAAGAGTATAAAAGATATGGAGCAAGAGGTATATCAGTGCATGATAGATGGTTAGACAGCTTTTTTGAGTTTTATTGCTGGGCTATGTCTAATGGGCATGGTGATAATGTATCGCTTGACAGAATAGATAATGAGGGTAATTATGAGCCTAATAATTGCAGATTCGCTGACTTTTCAACTCAGACTATAAATCAAAGGCTTAGAACCGATAATAAAAGTGGGTATAAAGGAATTGACTACCTAGCGAAAAAGAAAAAGTGGAGAGCAAGAATTAAATTAAAAGGCATTGAATATAGCCTTGGAAATTATGTAAGAATAGAAGATGCTATAAAAGCACGGAACTCATTTATTGTAGCAAATAATTTGCCACATAAAATACAAGAATCAGAAACGGAGGCATAGCATGGGAATTGAAACAGCATTAATAGCAACAGCAGTTCTAGGAGCTGGAACGTCTGTAATGTCAGGTATGCAACAAAAGAAGGCATACAAGCAACAAGCTGAACAAGCTAAGATGGCAGCAGAGGCAAACGTAACAGACCGCACAAGAGCATTAAATGAAGCAATGGCAGTACAGAACGCTATGATGGGTTCATCAGGGCGTACAATGGAAAGTATCGGCTCTGTAATAGAAGGCGATAAGAAACGTTATGAGAGTGACGTGAAGATGATTAGAGCAGGGGCAGAGTCACAAGCGCAGCAATACAAGTCGGCCGGGCAATCCGCTATGGCAACCGGTGTTGTAGGTGGAGCAAGTCAGCTAGGCAAAGGGTATGTTGAATACTCTATGCTAAAGTAGGAACAGATGGCAGAATTACAAAGATACCAAGGTGGAGCAACACCGTTTCAGCAAGTAGACCCTACGGCTGCTAAAGCATCAGCACAAATGTTTCAATCACTAGGGCAAAGACTAGAAGAATGGAACGGCATAGCATATAAACAAGCGCAAGTTGAAGTAGCAGAAGAAGGACAAAAGACTGCTATTAATGATATGATGAGTGGCGACCCATTGAAGATTGAAAAAGGGCACACATTCTACGCTAAGGCTTATAATGATATTTCTAAGGCTGCTTATAACGTACAAGTTGAGAGCGATTTAAAGACTACTGCTGAACAATATGCTGTACAGTTCACTAATGACCCTAACGGCTTCAATAATGCTTTTGGTGCATATACCAAAGAGGCACTAAAGGGGCAGACTGAGCCTGAGTTTCAAGCGATACTAAAACAAAAAGCTATTACCTTGCAAGGCACATACGGCGCTAATGTAGCTAAGGAAGCATTTAAGAACAACCGTGAGAATGAGAACAAAGCCATTGAGGCCTACAAAGACGAGGAAGCTATCTCGTATGCCTCATTCATTGCTAACGGTGATGCTGAGGGCGCCACAAACTCTTTAGCTAAGATTACATCGCTCATAACATTACAAGCAGAACATGGGCTTATTCATAAGAGTATGATACCGTTAGAGATTAAGAAGATGCAAGAGAAGGCACAAGAAACCACTACGATTATGCGCTTAGATGAAAGCCTAGAGCGTGGAGAAACAGACTTTATACAGAAGTTTCAAAGTACTCCTGAATATAAAGCTTTGCCTATGGATAAGCGTACTGCTATCAATAAGAAAATGTATGAGCATACTGATGGTAAGTTCAAGGCTCAGACTGAGGCGTTTGACGCTAACGCTACGCTGGTTGAAAAAGTAAGTAAGAAAAAAGCACTAGACGTATCCTCAGATATTATGCTAGGTAAGCCACCAACAGATACACAGCTTGATGATATGCTTAGAGAAAATAAACTAAGACCTGAAGAATACAAGAACCTTAAAGAGCTTAAGAATGATATGAGCGCAGGTTCTTTGACTGACAACGAGAGCGTAGTTATGGACTATGAATTAGCTATTGAGAGAGTAAACCCTAGAACGATAGCGTATGATAATAGACTTACTGCTAAGACTAAACAAGCATTAATCAGCAAAGCAATATCACACCAGCGCAGAGTTGCATCCGATAAAGAAATGGCTAATGCTATGCGTGGGTTCAAGCAGAATATGGGCGGTGACCCTTGGAAAGTAGCTGATGATTATATCGTGGCTAATGTACCGCTTGATGATGCTACTGAGTTAAAGCGATTACGTCTTACTATGAAGAACCAACTACGTGAAGAGGTCGAAGCCGGTAAGCTTACTGTATTTGATGTTCCTGATGCTATGCAACAAAAGGTAGATTCATACCTAGTTAAGAACAAAGATAAGACCGACTCCACTAAGTATGATAGATCGTTTAAAGAATACGAGGAGAAAGTTAAGGTTTATAACAAGTCTAAAAACTCTACCTTCGGTAAGCTCAAATCTAAAGTCGGTATCGACTCAACACCACCACCACAAGCACCAGCGAAACCGTCAAATTATCTACCTAAAGGGCAAAGATGAATGAGTTAGAATATAATCGAGAAGAAAGCAGTGGCTCAGAGTCAATGCTCAAAGCTATGCAAGACCAAGGCGCTACATATCGTGAGGAAGATTTAGCTACTAATCTTGACTGGATTGAAGCATCAGGAAAAGTCTATCAGATGAATAATAACGGTGAGAAGTTCCAAGGTGATTATAGAGCTTTAGCTAAATATGGTATCGACCAGATGAGTGAGTTTAACTATAACGTGGCCATGGGTATGATACCTGATGTTCTAGCAGTAGAGAAGGCTGACCCTGAAACACAAATGTCATTCGCTTACTTAATGGATACATACGATAAAAAAGATATTACATTAGATGGGTTTGGTAGAGCAGTTAAAGAGTCATTTTTTGACCCTACTAATTGGCTTGGGGCTGTTACTCTTGGCTCAGGTTTTGCCATGAAAAAGGGAGCGCAAGAGTTAGCCAAAGAAGGACTAAAAAACCGACTTCATAACTCCATTAGAAACTATCTGACAAGTGGACTAGCAGTAGGAGCTACTGAAGGTGCTATCTACTCAGCAGGAGATACAATAGCTAGAGAGATGATACAAACTGATGCAGGACTACGTGAAGGCGTGAGCGGTACTGATGTAGCTATCTCAGGTGCTATCGGCGCAGGAGTTGGTGCAGGACTAGGCAAAGGTATCGAGGTAGCATCTCCTTATGTAGCTAAAGGCGTTAAAGCTGTAGGAAAGGAAGCCATAACTAGAGGACTAAGTGCTTACGAGAAATCACCTGCTAACCCACTAATGTATTTTGATGCATATCACGGAACGCCTCACAATGTAGATAAGTTTAGTATGGATAAAGTTGGAACTGGGCACGGGGAACAAGCATACGGTCATGGGTTATACTTTTCAAGCGATAAGGATACTGCATCCTTATATAAGAAACAAGATGGAAATCTATACAAAGTTGATTTAAAACTAAATGAAGAAGATTTTATACAGTGGGAAAAGTCACTAAGTAGCCAAAGTGAAAAAGTTAAAAGTGCTTTTGAAAAATGGTTTATTAAAGACAAAGACCTTCAATTTTTAGATGCTGTTAAAGATTTTGATTTAGGAAATCAAAAAGCTATGAAAGAAAAAGGCTTTAACATTTTTGACTACAGCGGAAGCGCAGGACAACTATACGAAAGAATTGCATCACTTTATAGTCCAAAAAAAGCATCAAATGTTTTAAAATCTTTAGGGGTTAAGGGTTCGGCTTATATCGGAGATATGGCTGATGGGGCGGAAAGTAAAGCTAGAAATTTTGTTATATTTGATGATAATGACATAGAGATACTAGAAAAAAACAATGTCAAAATTAAAAAGGAAGCTAAATGAATGAAGAAGAACTAACAATCGTTGAACCAAAGATAGATGATGAACAAGCTTTAGCAGATGCTCAGGTTATGGCTGAGATGCCACCAGCTGAGGTCACCGATGTATCAGAGGCAGAAGCAGGAATAGGCGCAGATATTACACGCTTTATCACTAAGGCTGTAGGCATCCATCCTGATGTTCCAATCTCTAAAGTCATGCCTAGTCCTAAAGCTAAAGTGAGCGCAGAAATTCCTACTCCTAAAGTAGATACACCTGAACCAACAGTAGAAGCTCCTAAGCCTAAAGCAAAGCCTACACGCATGACAGCATGGGCTAACCGTGAGATACTAGCTAAGAAGCCTGAGCCTAAAGAAAAGAAAATAGGTGAGATGGTAGTATCTAAGCCTAGAGCGGTACATGAGGCGGAAGTAGTGCCTATGCCTAACGATGTTAATCCTGATGCTATGTTTACTAAGATGGAACAAGGAACATCCCCTAAGTTTGCTAAGTTCAATCCTGAAAAAGAAGCAGCCAATTTAGTAGAAGCGGATATTGACCAGTTCGATGACTCAGTATCGCATCAGATCAACTTTAACACTTTAGAGAATGAAGATGACGTTAATTCAGTTATCGCAAGTATCGCAGAGCAGAACAAAGCTAACATTGACTTTGAGCGTAGAGGTGTAGTATCTGATGACCAGCTAATGAAGTTTGCTAATGACATAGGAGCAGATGAAACATTCGTGCGTGATGTGTTTATGCGTGAGGCTGGTGGTGCTATTCCTCCAGCTGAGTATGTAGTAGCTATGCGCCAAGTGCTTAACCAATCAGCTACTAAGCTTAAAATGTTAGCGGATAAAGTAGCTGGTGAGTTTTCACCACAAGATAAAATAGAGTTCGCTAGACAGTTTGACTTCCACCGTAAGTTCCAATCTAAGTTCATGGGTGTTCGTGCTGAGTATGGTCGTGGTTTACGTGCGCTAGGTGTTCAGATGGGTAATGAGAACGATGTACTAATGACACTTGGAGCTATGGAGCGTGAGCTAGATATTACTAAAGTGGCAGCAATGATAAGCGATTCAGAGAGCGCAACGGGTATCAATAAGATGGTTAATGCTTATTCTAGTAATGCTAAGTACGGTATGGACTTGCTTTATACTGAGTATATGTCATCTATGCTATCTGGTGTATCTACACAGATGCTAAACTTTGGCGGTACTATCGCTAATATTAGTGTGAATATGGCAGAGCGTAAAGTAGCCTCATGGATGCCTAAAGGCGCTCATGCTATGGACGAGGTACAAAACGATGAAGTAACAGCTATGCTTATAGGGTATTCATCATCATTCAAAGATGCAATGAAAGCAGGATGGAAAACACTAAAGACTGGTGACCCTTATAAAGGTATGGGAGCAACTGGTGAAGCCTTCACTATGCCTATGCCATCGGAAAAGTTTGCAATGGGCGAAACATCAGGAGCAGTAGCAGATATGGCATTTAAGGCTATGGCTTTCCCATTGCGTAATGTCATGGGAAGTACCGATACTTTCTTTAAAGTTCTAAACGAGAGAGCGCAACTAGCCTCAAACTCATTTCGTGAAGCTAAAGCAATGGTAAATCGTGGAGAAATTAAACCTGAGCAGTTCCAAGAAACACTAGCTAGTATTATCAATAACCCTCACCAATCAATGATTAATAAATCTGAGGACTTCTCTAAAGAGATGGCGTATCAAGAAACACCTGGCAAGATGCTTACTAATATTATGAGCGCTATTAATAAGACCCCTGGGGCTAGATGGGTTGTTCCATTCGTCAAGACTCTAGGTAATATAACACGACAAACATTAGTTGAGCGTGGACCGTTTGCGTGGATGCAACAAAAGTTTAGAGATGATTATAATGCAGGGGGCGCAAAGCGACAACTTGTGTTAGCTAAAATGAGCATGGGTACTGGGTTTATGGCAGGAGCTTATATGCTTGCTGAAAGTGGGAGCCTTACTGGCCCAGCTCCAAAAGACAAAGCAGAGCGTGACGCTTGGAAAGCAGCAGGGATGAAGCCGTTTAGTGTAGTATTTAATAATGAAGATGGTACGAAAGAGTATGTGCCTTATACCGGGCTAGAACCTTTTGCTACATTCTTTGGTATCGCTGCGTCTATCTCAGACTATCAGCGTAAATCTTCTTATGTAGATTTATACGATGGGGAAGATGAGAAGTTTAATAGCGTCATGAGTGATTTACTTGTAGCGATCAGCGAGAATACTCTAAATAGAACTTTCGCAGTAGGGCTACAAACATTCATGGATGCAGTAAGTGAAGGTGATGCTAAGTCATTCCAGCGTTTAGCACAAAGCTATGCCAATACGATGATACCACTTGCAGGGCTTAGACGTAATATCACTAAAGATATGGATGAGTACAAGCGTAATACAGCTGGAGTTATGGAGTATATCCAATCTCAAATACCTACTATGAGTGAAGCGCTACCGCCAGTACGTGACTTATTCGGTGAGCCAGTTACACACGATTACACTTATATTCGTTGGAGTCCTTCTACTTCTACTAAAGACCCAGTACGCTTAGAGCTATTAAGGCTCAATGAGCAAACTAAGAAAATGGCAGTACCACCAGCTAGAGCAATTCTAGGTAAACAGAAGATCAAGCCTGAGGATAGCGAGAAGTGGCTAACGTATGCTCGTAAAGAATACCGTGACTTTAGTGGGCGCACTTTACATGAGCGAATAAATGATACAATTCAAGATGAAAACTATCTGTCAATGCTTGAAGACGATAAGGTTAAACATATCCAATCTATCACACAAAAGAATGATATGGCAGCACTTAAAGAACTTTCTAAAGAGGATGAGGAATTGTTCTTACGACTCCATGCAAAAGACATTGTAAGAAGTGCCAATATCCTTATAGAAAAAGAAAACATGGATAAAGAGGATGCTCTTGAAGAAGCAAAGCAAGAATATGAAGATATATTTGGAGGTCGATAATGGCATTTAACATAAACCAAGGTAAACAACAATTTACAGCAACGGCAGCGCAAACAGTATTTACGTTTAATTTTGCTATCTTTGTAGATACTGATATTAAAGCATATAAAACTTTGGCAGGTGCAGTAGCAAACGATACGACAGACCTATTAACTCTCACTACTCATTACGCAGTATCTATTAATGGAACGCTTGGCGGTACGGTTACGCTAGTGTCAGGTGCTAGTGTTAATGATACTATTACGCTTGTGCGGTCATTGCCTATTACTAGAACAACTGACTATGTAACTAACGGTGATTTATTTGCTGATACCTTAGACCTAGACCAAGACTACCAAACGTATCTAGTATTAGACCAAAACGTACAACTTCAAAGAGCCATAGTTGTTCCTGAGTCGCTTAGCAATGTAGATTTAGATATTCCAGCTCCAGTAGCTAACTCATACCTACGTTGGAACGCTACGGCTGATGCACTAGAGAATGATACTTCAATACCTGACGATGTAGTTACAACTACCGCCAATGTGGTACTCACCAATGCTGACGTAGTTTTAACACACGCAGACGTTGTATTAACTCATGCTGACGTAGTATTGGCTAATAAATGGGCAGAAGAAGCTGAGGACGTAGAAGTAACTACTGGCGAATACTCAGCACATCACTGGGCTATAAAAGCTGCGAATAGTGCTGCAAGTTTAACAGTAGATGCAGTACCTACTGATGGAAGCGCAAATGCTGTATCATCTAATGGTGTATTTGATGCCCTAGCGCTTAAGGCTAATTTAGCATCACCAGCACTTACTGGTGTACCAACTGTACCAACTGCTGCACTGGGAACAAATACCACACAAGCGGCATCAACAGCATTTGTCTTAGCTAATGCAACTGGCACACCATCAGGAGTTCGCCAAACTGTACAATCAGCCTCAGTAGATACAAGTGGTTTCGCTAACTTTCTAACTACGTCAGCAGATTTGAATCTACCAATAGCCGCAACTACAACACCAATAGTAATTCATTGTGCAGGAGGAGCGGTAAGCAATGATAAGATCGTAACAATTTCAGCGGATACAAGCCTATTGCTACCAGCAAGTTCTACAAGCTATGTTTATGTAGATAGCACGGGGACTAAAGGCTCAACTACTCTCGCCCCTATTTATCAATTTGGCGGTACTCCAGCAGTTACAAATGGTCAATTTACCTTCAATACTTCGGAAATGAAAGCATATCTAGGGAATGGAACGACAGCCCCACAAGTCTATATGACCTTTATCGGTGAAGCCGTTACAAGTGGTTCAGCAGTCACAAGCGTTGTGAACTATGCCCTTAATGGCTTATACGACAGCGGATATACGGCAACTCTTCCAGCGGCAGCGGCGGCGGTATCAAAGAATCACAATATCGGGGTAGACCCTATACATTGTTATTTACTTGCAAAGAATACGACTACCGACATTGGTTATGCGGTAGGAACTATTGTAAATCTATCTCACTACGGAGGGGGATATGCAATCAACCCATGTTTGCAAAGAACGAATAAAATAGTGGCATTTAGAGTAGGTGATGGTGCTGGTTGGTATGCAACAAACGCAACCACAGGTGCTCTTAACGGTATTGTCCTTGCAAGTTGGTCATATAAATTAATCGCTCAGAGAGGATGGTAATTATGGATAAGTATAATATTTGGTGGAAGAATACGGACGGTAGCTTATGGTTTGGTGATGGGAACACCACATCTAAAGAATATAAAGAAGCTACTGCATCTGAGATTACAGCGTGGGAGTCAAGAGTGATAGTGCTACAAGAAGTCACACGCCTTCAAATGATGGAGGCTATGATCGAAGCTAACCTATGGGACTCATTCAAAGCCCTACGTGCCTCAAATGACTTAGTGAATGAATATTGGTTAGCTACATTGAGTGTGAACCGTACTCACCCTATGGTCTTAGGCATGAAAACCCTAATGAATAAAACTGATGCTGATATTGACGCTCTATTTGTTTTGGCTAGTACAAAGTAATGCCAAAATTTCTTACACCATTACGAATTGAGCTTGTAGGTAAACAAAAATATAAACTCATTGCGCCATTGGTGTATCAGAACTCGAAATATACAATCACGCTTTTTAAAGGCTTTGTGTGTGATGGGTTATCTAAGCCCGAAGCATTATGGTCAATCGTTGGCGCACCGTTTGGCGATGAAGATACAATGGCTGGGTTTATACATGACGCTTTATATCGCACACAGCTCTTTGATAGACGAATGTGTGATTATATATTCTATGAGGCTCTTTTGAGCTGTGAAGTGCCTAAAATGAAGGCTAGAGCTATGTATTACGCTGTACGTGCTGGAGGTGAATCAGCATACCGTGAACGCCTTGACGTTTCGGGTTACCGTGACCTCGTTATGATTGAGCCGACATGATAGAAGCCGTAATCGCTTTTTCTTTTGTGTTTTGGCTGGTTTTAGCTTTATCGATAGATGATGTATAATATAAAATCAAAAGTAAGGCGTTAAAATGAGTGATACTTTATCGGAAATCAAAAGACTAGAAGCGCTTGTTAATCAAAGCATAGCGGCAACAAGAGGTCTAATTGGAGGGTTATCCGATAAAGTGCAGAAGTTGAGTGAAAACATGGCTACAATAGAAACACATCGCATCCACGAGAAAGAAGCCGCAAATAGAACGGATGAGCAAATCGAAAAGCTTACTACTGCTATAAATTCATTAAATGAAACATTTGCAACAATAAACGGCAAAGCGCAAGGGGTAAGCATGATGGTAAAAGCATTTTGGACTATATCAGGTACTATAATTATCGCATCTATCCTTTGGCTATCGACTACTATTGTTGATCTAAAAATGCAAGTTGCAGTATTGCAGAGTCGAGAGGCAAACGAAAAATGATTGAGTCAGCACTCCTAACCTCCCACATGGTGCTGTTTGGCGTAAAACTATGGGCGGTATTTATATTCTCTGAACACATGAAAAAATACCCATATATGTTTTTGTGGTCGGCAATATATTTGATTTTAGAAACATGGTTTTTGCATAAGTTCTTTTTAGATATTGACGTTTACCCTTACGAAATAATATCTATTATCGACCAATGTATATTTACTATCGGCTTAGTTTTTTATCTTACAAAGGAGGTAGACAATGGCGAAAGGAAGAACTAACGGCGGCGGTATACGCCCTAAAAAGTAATTGATTTATAGGCTTCTCTTTGGAGGGGCTTGTTAAATTAATATGAAGGAATAAAATGCACATTAAAATCGTAAGAAAATCGGGCAATAGTAGATTCACCGAAGGTCGTATGTATATCGATGGAGAGTTTGAATGCTTTACCGTTGAGGACGCTGTACGTGCTGTTAAGATACAAAACAAAACAGCCATCCCAAAAGGAACATACAACGTAATTATGACCATGAGTTCCCGATTTGGTAAAGTAATGCCATTAATTGAAAACGTGCCTAACTTCACAGGTGTTCGCATTCATGCAGGGAACAGCTCAAAAGATACTGAGGGGTGTATTATCGTAGGCGCACTCAATGATAACTTTGATGATGATTTTGTGGGGGCTAGTAAAGTCGCTGTAAGCCGTTTATACCCTAAGATTGCCGATGCTTTAGCGGTGAAAGAAACTGTAACACTGGAGATCGCATAATGAACATATACACAACACTAGCCCTTCAATATCTAGCCGTACCACTATTAAAAGGTATCGCTTCAATATCAATTAAGGCACTTAAAAAAGCTCCAAACGGTATCCCTAAGAAACTCGCCCTAACGCTCTTAGAAGCTATCACAGAAAGCGAAGCCAACGAAGTGAACCAAGATCACGTTAAACAAGCAAAAGAAGTTCTACAAGCTTAATCTAAGCTATCTTGCTATAAAATACTTCTACCCAATCAAGGGTAACATCATCTATTCACCTCCTCCTAATCGTCCTGCTTCATCTCAGGGCGATACTTTCGACAACCTCTTATAAAAGAGCGTCGTTTTATCTACAATTAAGAAATATAGTTTTATAATGCTTTCACAAACTTTTATCGGTTCTCAAGTCCTCGGTTTCCTTTTGGTCACCGATAAGAGTTTTGCTTAATTGCGTGTGTTGGACTTGAGAACCCCATCACTCCTCTTAAAAATCATAATCTCAGGTATTTATGTCAAACGTAATCATCAACAATGTTGAGGTTCATTTAGTTTCCCGTGATGGGTCAATCTTTGCAAACAGTTTAGAAGTTGCTAATGTTTTTGAAAAGCCACATAAAGACGTACTTGTAAAAATACGTTCAATGAGTGAAAGAGCAGGGCGAAATTTTTCGCTTAAGTATTACCAAAGTAATGGTAAAGAATTACCAATGTATGAAATGAGCCGTAACGGCTTTATGTTTTTAGGCATGGGTTTCAATGGTGAAAAAGCAGAAAACTTCAAGCTCGATTTAATTGACGCTTTTAACGAAATGGAAAAACAAATTTACGCTCCAAAAGTATTAACCGTTCAAGAACAAATCGCACTAATAGCACAAGGTAATCAAATCATCGATGATCGCGTTACACTACTAGAACAAACAAAACGACTCGAAGCATGGCAAGAACGATCACTAAGCGACGCTAAAAACAAAAAAGTCTACTCATTCAACCCGTCCGATGGAGAGAACACTTCAAAACTTCACAGAGCTGTGTGGTCAAAGTTTAAAAAACATTTTAATCTTCCAAGATATAATGAACTTCCAGCGGTAAAATATGAAATAGGCTTAGAATTTATCAATAATTTAACGCTTATTGATTTGGTATAAGGAGCTTATCATGATGTGGATATTACATATTATCGCAGTTATTTTCTTTTTACCAGCACTTTTTGTAACAATACCATTACACATTTTAATTAATGTAAAAAAATAGATTTATCCGCTATAATACCTAAGCCAAACTTCGGTTTGGTGGACAATATATTACTGAAACCTTAACGGTTACCAAGCCAGCTAATCCCTTTCGGGGTAAGCGTTAAGAGTTTAGTTTTTAACTGCGTGAAGGGCTTGGTAACCTCTCTCACTCCTCTTAAATAATCATATACCGGAAGCAACAACATGGCTGAACGCAGAATGTTCGCAAAAAAGATAATAGACAGCGCACGATTTATTAAAATGCCATTGGAAACACAAGCGTTTTATTTTCATTTAGGTACACGTGCAGATGATGATGGAATAGTAGAGGCGTTCTCTGTAATGCGCTTACTTGGAGTATCAGAGGATAGCTTAAAAATTCTCGTGGCTAAGGGCTTTGTTACGGTACTAAATGATGATTTAGTATCTCACATTACTGATTGGAAGGAGCATAACTTAATACGTTCTGATCGCAAGGTAGACAGCATTTACAAGAACCTTTTATTACAGCTTTTACCTGATGTGGATCTAATCGAAAAGCGTGATAGAGCAGACCGAAAACATGATGAAAATACATGGGACGACAATGGGACGTCCATGGGACAGCGTAGTATAGTAGAGGATAGTATAGGAGAGGTTAGTAAAGTTAAGGATAATAATAAGGCGCATGAAACACAATTTTTACCTTCTTGTATTTCTTCTGACGTATGGAACGAATGGGTACAACACCGTAAAGAGATTAAAAAGCCTCTAACGCCTACAACAATTAAAAAGCAATTTAAACAGCTTGAAGATTTTAACCGTTTAGGCATGGACACAACCGAAGTTATAAACGCTTCAATCGCTGGAGGATATGCAGGGCTATTCGCTTTACGTACTGGCAAGAAGTATGAACCAGCTAAAAGCAAAATGGATATAACATCTGAAACTTACGAGCGTGTACAAGAGATGAAGCGACAACAAGCTGGACAAAATAAATTTATTGAAGGAGAGATAGCATAATGAATGAAAAGCACGTTTTATTTATTCAGATATACACGGAGTTACTTCCTGAAATAAGAGATATTGCAAAACAGCACGGATATGCTATTGCGGTCCATGGAAGT